GGGTCGTTAGCTCAGTTGGTAGAGCAGTGGACTTTTAATCCATTTGTCGCAGGTTCGAACCCCGCACGACCCACCAGTAAATCCAAAGGCTTACAGCAAGCTCTCTGCAACAAACTCCACACTTAAGTGTAAGCGCGCGGCGCATTTGGCACTGATTTGCAAAACATTTGACACAGTTTTTTATCCGAATATCGTTAATTCAATGGTAATCGGCAACATAATTAACGTGCCGATTACCACCGACAGATCACCAGTTCCGAACTACCAACTCCGCAGCCTTACATCCCTTCTTTCCGCCACCCACCGTATATGTGATCGGTAGACTTTCCATGTGGAGCCCAGCAAACGCTGATCGCATCTCTGGGATGTCGTTTACGCTGATAATCATCTTGCCTTTAATCGATCTAGCCAGTTCGGACATGCGGTCGTACTGCTCAATGTCGAAGTCCACGCCGTAACCCTCAGTGCCATAGTACGGCGGATCGCAATAGAACAGAGTATGAGCGCGGTCATACTTGGCGATACAAGCTTGCCAATCAAGGTGCTCAATGTAAGTCTGAGAGAGGCGTAGGTGCGCCTGACTCAAATCCTCTTCTAAACGTAACAGGTTGAGCCGTGGTGGACTGGTGGTGGCAGTGCCGAGGGACTGGCTACTCACCTTGCCGCCAAAGGCATTTTTTTGGAGATAGAAAAAACGTGCTGCACGCTGTATATCAGTCAACGTTTTGACAGGGGTGTCCTGTAGCCATTTGAATATTTCGCGGCTTGTTAGTGCCCAACGGAACTGACGACAAAATTCATCCATGTGATGCTTTACCACTCGGTACAGGTTTACCAGATCGCTATTCACATCATTCAACACTTCGACCTTGACCTGATCCTTTAAAAAAAAGAGCGCGGCGGCACCGGCGAACGGCTCAACGTAGCAAGTATGCTCCGGGAAAATTGGCAAGATGTGCTTGGCCAGACGGCGCTTGCCGCCGATCCACGGGATAAGCGGTGCATGTTTAAAGTTGTTAAGGAACGGTTGATTCTTGTTCATGGTGCGTGTCCTTTCGGATAGACGCTCCAAGGCGTTCTGGTGAGGCGCTCAAGGCGCTCATCACTTGGTTCAACGTGCCGCAGCGCGGACACTTTATTTCGATACAGATAAAATCTGCTTTAGCTAACAATTTACTGCACTTGCCACATCTAATTTCTTGCATCTGCACCACTCCAGCGTGGTAGCCTACGCCCGCTGTGATCACAGCACGGTGCCTAGGCTAAATGCAGGTGTTGTCTGCAGGAGGTGGCTGTTGTAGGTGTGTCATCACCTGCGACGGTCGCACTGTCTTTTTTTACGTCTACAGCCCCAACTTAGCTTTTTCTGCCACGCCCCACGCACGGCAATTGTTGACGTGCAAGTTATACGCATCAACAACTGAGCCGGGCGGAGCTTTTAAAATCTTAATTTCGTCCTGTATCGAATATTTATCTGCAATCATCGAAACCACTCGCGAACGAATTAGCGCCACATGAGGGCTTAAATCTTTAATTTCCGTAATCTGTGCTGGTGTCAACGTTACTGTTGCAATACTTGTCGCAATTTCTGGAGGTTGATTTGCAGGCAATTTAGCTCCTGCAGGCAAGCAGATGTATGTTTTAGCATCCGCTAAAGTAGCTAACTCCGTGCCGATTACGTGATTATTGACATCCATTGGCATAACCAGCGTGCGTGTTATCTGAGGGGTGATATGTTTAATGTATGAAATTATTGTGACCAAAATGAAACTCCTTTAAATGATGAATCAAAGATACAAGGCCGCCCGGAAGCCCACGGAACTGTTCGACGTGACCCGAACATCGCTCAAAGCCAGAGACCACACGCCCGCGCTCGCAGCACCGTCCCAACCGCCGCAGGCGATAGGACACATCTCATTGGCATGAGTGTTGTCAGAGAGAAAGTCGTTGCCAAAAGCATTAGTCCCGCCGACCCCCGTAGCCAGCGGGATGCCTGCCCCTGTTGCATTCCATGCATTACCACTGGCAGCCGCATCAAATACTTGAGTTGCTGATCCAAAATAAGCAGTGCGGCTCGCACCGGTCGCCCACAACGCGCCGAACGTAGTACCGAGGCTAGTGTATTGCGCAGCTAGACCGGTCGCGCCCCATGCATCCGTCGGTGATAGTGCATTGCCACCGGTCATGTTTTTCATGGCAACGGCGGTGTTCAGGATGTAGATGTTGGTTCCGTTCGATGTGAGTCCAAGACATACTTCATAGAGCATACCGTTGTCATCTACTGAACCGCAGTTCTGTCCGTTATGCGCGCTGCGGCTGAAAAAATTTGCGCTACCTGTTTTTCCTGCTCCTGCATAGGTTCCGTTTCCGTCAGAAACAAATGCCATCGTTGAGTCGCTCGCGTCACCCAATGCATTGTTATTGCAGCCTTTTGGGAAGTTTTTTACGCCGGTTGCATCGTACCAAGCACAAAACTGTGTACCCGTAGCCGCCTGCCCGTGCGCAACGCTTAGCAATGCCATCGCCGCTCGCATGAAAAGGCTGGACGAAAAGAAATTAGCGCCTCGCGACTTCGCCGCAGCAATAGCCCCGGCGTAGGTATTGGCAGGTGCCTGTCCGTTGCCAGTGCATGCAGAAAATACAGCTGCTGACAAGGTGCCGCGCTGTGCGCTACCAAGTGGGATGCCATTTTTAACACTCGACGCGACACCTCCATTATTCGAACACTTATATTTATCACGAAAAAACCCCGGTTGAACCGCGCCTCCGTCGTAAAACGCCCGATGCAGAGCGTAGCCAGCCGCATTAGCTATTGCCAAATCGGTGTAGGCATCAAATGATTGAACTGAAATCTGATTAATCGCCAGACCGTTCGCACCCGTACCCCACTTGTAATAAAACGCCGGAATCCAAATCATCACAGACCCATCTGAAAACTGATAATTACCATAATTATCACTCGATGGATCACGAGTACCCGTCATCTCAATCATGCCTGCCGGTAATGTATTAGGGCAAATTCCCACGCCAAATCCGCGTTGACCTTGGATGCCAATGTTGTTCACCGCGCCAGCGGCACCTTGGCCAATCACAAAACCCGCCGGGAATGACACTGGTCCACCTGTACTGCTCGTAATCGCATCTACCCCTAAAGTACTCATCCGCTACCTCCTTTAAATAATTGTCCAACTACCATTTTTATTAACAGTCACATGAACCCCCCTGCCAATCGTGAGGAGTGGCCCCGTAGACACCGCGTTATAAAAACTCGGCACCACAAAATCTGCTGAAATCGTGGACGGGTTCAGCCGCACAGCCGCATCCAGATTAGGGTTAGTCGCCACCGCCGCAGTCCATGCCGACACCGCCTCATCGCGCGCGGTTTCAGCCGCTGTTTTTGCCGTAGTAGCCAAAATCGCATTGTTCGACGCATTTTGCAGACCCGCGCCCATCGCGCTGTCGACGAGCGACGAAACCACCCACATCTGACTATATATATAAGACGCGTTGTTATAGACGTTGAGCGCCCAGTCATAAATTTGCTGCAAACCCGCCCCCGTGAACCAGGGCATAAACGCATCGACACGTGCGCTAAAGGTAGTTCGGTCGCCGCGTACAGGCAGTGGGGTGGGACTTGGTGCAATTCCGTTTGGAGGTGTTATTGCCATTATTTAAATCCTTTCACAGTCACATTCAACGCACAGTAGCCAGTTGCGGGCGTGTCATATGTCAGCTTCCCTTTGCCGAGCCCAAAAATCCATGTTTTTGAATACAAAACACTCGAAGAACCGACCCATAAACACGGCTTGTCTTGTGTCTCGGTCAGTACATCAGTCACATAACCCGCTTCCGCGATATCGAGACGCGCACTCACAACCATATTGCGCGAGCTAAATCGAGGCGAAATCGTCGTATTCCCCCATGCATCTTCCTTAAAGATGCTAGATGTCACTGGCTCGACTTCAACCCCCTTCAGCGTCGTGCCGAGCGGCTGTAAATCGCCAATCGCAAAAAGTCCACACTTCACCAAATCTGCCGGACTCGACAGCGTGACCGTCAGCTCGGCAGTACTGTAGGGAGATATGCCGCTCGCTAAAAACTCACGCTGTGGACGGAATGGAGAAAAATCATATTCGTACCAATCCGCTGGCTGGCTGTTTTCGAGCGCAGCAGAATAGCTATAAATCACCGTACCGCCTGGCGCATCTCTAAGCTCTACCGCAATGGTTTCGGCATCAACATTGCCGAGGTAAAAAGCATTAAAAAAACCGGGACGCAAAACAAAAGTCAGGGTCGATACAACCACGGTTTGTGTATTGTTTGAACCGTCGAACATCCGCCGTTGATTTGTCGATCCTGCATCCAACCACCAGACCGTCAGCCCCAATTGATTATTGATATCAGTAGGATCATGCCCCAGATTATTTGCCGCTTGACTCGTATAAACCCGATGCGTGACCAGACTCACGCATTGTTCGCCATTGGCATAATTAGTTAATGGGTTATAGGCCAGTAGACCCGTATCCGGCTCAACCGCTGTAGAGCTAATCAGCATCGCGTCGGTGATTGCGATCGGATTCAATACACTCACCTCACTCATACGATCTGCACCGCCATCGCATTACCGCCAGCAGTCACCTCATTCAACAAGCTCGCCGTCTTTTCAGCCGCCGTAACCAACTTACCGCTTGATTTATCCTGAGCATCCTTCAGCGCCGCCACTTGGCCAGTTAAGGATTCGTTGCTCGCCAGCAAACGGCTCAGCAGATTATTAGTCTGCTCCCGAGCAGATTTATCTAAATCGACAAACGCAGCAGGCTTAATCTCCTCATTCGCATGCACCTGAGCCACCGTATTGCGAGTGATTTGGCGCGCATTAGTCCCAACATCAAAAGAAGGCAGAGCGTTGTATACGGCCTGTTTATTGGTATATTCGAATAGATACGGGGCTATTTGACGCCGCAGGCCTTTTGACAGCGTACCATTCTGATTCGCCGAAATTAACTCTTGAAGAGACCTGCCGCCAGTGTTCATGCGCGCGGCGAACGTAGCGCCCAAATTGGTCAACGCAAGGAGCGCATCCGCTTTGGCCTTAACATGCACGGGGTCAGGATTGTCAGGGCCGTATACTGGGGCCGTAGGCAGTGCAGGTGGAGGCGGTGGAGGAGGCAACACAACCGGAGCCGCCTTAGTAGGCAAAATCGTCGTAACCGGAGGCGCAGGCTGATTAGCCACCACCGCATCCACCGCCACCGAAGCTTGAGTCGAACCACTCCCGCCCGTCACCGCAACCGACACAGACACCGGCTTTTGAATAGCCGAAATCAACGCCTTCATATTCGCGTCTGTGCGGCCGATATAATCAGTCAAGGAATTATTCGCAGCATCAGAAGCAGACGCGCTATCCAGTGCAAATTGATTCGTCGCGGCGGCATACCCAGCAACATTTTTAGCCAGATCAATCGTCGTTAAATTAGTCGCCCAGGTATTTTGTCTAACCACATCCGAAATATTATTAAGCGTATCCAACGCAGACAGCATATCCATGCCGTTCTGAATCATCGAATCGTTATACGAAATCGTATTGCTTGTGGCATTGAGCACGGATGCCATATCCGCCTGATACTGGCTATAGCTAGCCGTGGCCTTAGATTCGGCCAACAAATTTTGCCCCGCGCCTTGCAAGCGATTTTGCGCAACTGTATCGCCTGCGGCAGCTTTGGCCGCAATATCGCTAAACACAAGTTTTGCAGATTGGTACCCAGCTAAAGGGTTAGTCTGCGCCGCCATATCAACAGCCACCGAACGGCGAAAATCAGCCAGCCCCGCGTTAAACTGCTGAATACTCTTAACCGAACTCACCAGCCCATCACGGCTTGAAATCACAGAATCATAGCTCTGGCGCAGCTTATCAATCCCAGTTTGCATAGATGTCAAAAAGGCCGAGAAGCTGTTCGATGCATCCAAAATCTGCATCTTAGACTCAGGTGTAATCCCGCTGGCGAACGCCGCGCGAACATAGTTAGCCATTTGCGTCGCTGTTGTTTTATCGTTCACCAGTGCAGAAAGCACCGTGCCGGAAAACTTAGACTTAGCATACGAATTGCTTAACTGCTGCGAGCTAGTTGTATAAAACTTCGTAAACTGCGCCATAGCTGGCAGCAACTTATCCAGCCCACCAGCGGCTCGCGTCAGCTCATCTGTCAGCTTAAACGTCCCACTGCTCACCACGCGTTGCGCGCCACCCATATGATTCAGCGCCGTCGTCACCGCCTCATTCTGTGCCACAACCCTGATAGCCGTCTGCGCCATCCCCTCGCCAGCGACGTTGAACTGCTGCATCTGAGGGAACAACTGCAACGCCATCGCGTCAGTGGTTTTAGAAATCGCATTCATAATCGCCGTCTGCTGATCCGGCACAGACAAATTCATCAAGCTCAAATCACCGATGTTCACAGACATCTTATTCATCTGTGCATCGAATGTAGTTGAATCCTTACCCATCGCCGTAGCCGCTGTTTTAAACGTCGTCGCGATACCCGTAAAGATATTCGCAAACGCGCCATTAACATCCCCACCCACCGCCTGCTGCTTACGCCATGGAGCGGAGGAGCTGTACAGCCCAAACATCGAAGAGCTATTGTCTACGCCAGACACATACTGATTAATCGACCCGCCGCCCTGGCGAAAATCGCCCAGCGTGCCATTAATTTGCAAACCCTTATCCGAAATCGCTCTATCTGTTTTAGATGTGGCCCCACCCAGCGCGCCCAGTGCTCCACCGATCACCGTACCCCACGGCCCGAAATAGCTACCAATCGCCGCGCCTGAAGTGGCCCCGGCAACAATCCCAGTATCACGCAAGGCAGGGTTACTCATCACCCCAGGCGTAATGCCCATATTCCCCGAAAACGACCCGCCCATTGATTTCACAGCAACAGTCAAAAAGTCCGACATATTTTTATCGACCGATTTCAACGAAGCCGCCATACTCTCAGTCACCGGAGTAGAAGCCATCGACGCTGCCGCGATCACCTCAATACCCTTCGCAATCGAGGCCGATTTTGCGTTGTAGTCACCCAACACAGAGCCGGAGCCTTGCAAAGATTGACGCTGCGCCGCTGTCACCTGAGTATCTTTACTGCCAAGATAACCCACCGCCGTCGCCGCCACCGCCAGATAGAGCGACCCTTTATCGGCAGAAGTCATCCCCTTAAAATTACCGGACATCGCCTTAGTCAAAGAGGAGGACAAACCATTAGTAAAGCTCGCCAACGGCTTAGTAAATATCGCAGAGGAAAAAGAGTCAGTGAGCGAGGTTTTAAGCGCGGTACCAAAATTATGGCCAGCCACCTGCATCACATCCGAATTAGGCGCAAACACCTGGGAAAATACATCCTTGAAATTAGCCGCCACTTGCTTTTGAGCCGCCGCATCTGATCGGCGTTTTTCTGCATTGCCAGCGGCCAATGCTTGCGCATCGACATTGGCTTTAAGCTGAGCCTCATGCGCTGCAACTTGATCGCCGACCAGACCCGTTTTGCCATTTTTTATGCGTTCCTGGTACACGGCCAGCTCACGCTCAGATTGCGTCAGCCGATGATTCGCTGCCGCTTCCGCATTCAGGACGGAAATACGATCATTCGCCGCCAACGTAATCGCGTCGTAATGCTTTAATTCATCTGCCGCTGCCTTGGCCGCGTCAACTGTGGCTTTATTTTTTTGTTTAATAGATGCCGTCAGCGCATCGTTAGCAATTTGTGATTCCAACTCTTTTGCGATATTCAGCCGTTCAGCGTCAGTCGCCTTCGCCCAGACAGGCGAAGCAAAAACCTTTAACGCATTAATTTGAGACTTGTTGTAGCCGTTTTGTACTCCCTGAGCGTCTGCAGATGAGGTAATGGTGTCACCCTTGAGCCTCGCCATTAGCTTGTCGTATTCGCTTGCAGCGGCTGGGTGCTTGCCTTTAACCATCTTTTCACTGATCTGATTAATTTGCTTAGTCAGTTGAAGCTCGCGCTCTTTAACCTGCACAGTCTGCTTTTGCGCATTCAGCCGATCCATGTCAGCTTGCAGTTGCTTAATTTTGTAAGAATCGGTTTGCTTGAGCTGCTCTCTAACCCAAAGCGCCTCCTGATCGGCTTTTTGCTTTGCCGCAGCCGCGTCGTTTTCTGACTGGCTGCGATTGATTTTTGTTTGATGCGGGGCACCTAATGCCGCATCAGCAATTTTTGCGAAATCGTTAGTAAAATCGCGCCATGCTAGAGCGAGTCCGCTTACATGTATTTTTTGTTTTTTTAGTTGTACATTAAACTTTTCAGCCGAGAATATTTGAGCATCTTGTACGTTGCCAACTCTTGTTAGAGATTCGATATAATCCAAATCCGCAACAGTCAAATAATGCATCCGCTTATTCAATTCCTCCGCGCCCTTCAGCGGGTCAGCAAACAACCTAATCAAATCCGGCGCAATTTTTGATATATCAGCACCCGTTGCCGCCGCATAACTGGCAGACAAATCAGCAATTTTGCCGATAGCATTAACCCCAATCCGGCCAGACGACACCATTGCAGTAACAATTTCCCGCGACGTACCGATAGTGATTTTGCCGCTATTAGTCATACTGAATGCCAGCATGTCCATTCCCTGACTCGACATTCCGGCGTATTCATTATTAAGAACGAGCGCGTTATTCATTAACTCAATATCGTGCACACTTGACTTTAACGCATACCCCAAACCGAATACTGCGGCCCCCAATCCAACAATGCCAATGTTCAATGGAGTGATTAATTTAGGGAACGATTCCGCCAACACCATAAAACTACCCGGAAGGCGTGATATATCACCAGTCAGAACCTCATGGCCGATAACCATCAACTCTCGTTTCATTCCAGCCGACGCATGTCGAGTTTTATTCATCCCCTTTACAGCCTTGCCTGAAAAATTCTCAACTGAGCCAGTAGTCGCATCGATCTCTTTTTTCATCTTCGCGTAAACCATGTCCAGCCGACCATCATCACGCATTGCAACATTGCCCGACCGCGCCGCCCGATTCAGCGCCTCAAAATCCCCCTTCAACTGCCGAAGTTTCGCGCCCTGCTGGTCATAGCGATCCAGCAATTTTGTGACGGAAGAAGACGTTTGCGCATTAACACTTGCCGACTCACGCATCCGATCTTTATAGGCCTGCACCGAGGCCGCATTTCGAGCCAGTGCATCGGTGACCCGTTGCACCTCCGCCGCCGAGCGCTGCTGAGATTGCGCCAGCGCATCCGTACTCGTGCTTGCTTGCCGTAATGCATCCGACGAGCGTCCAGCCTCGGCATTCATCTTCGCCGCATCCACTTGATTAATTTTAACCGCGCCATTTAAACGATTAATAGCGTCTGCGGATGCACCCACCTCAGCGACAAGTTGCTTGCCGTCCGCAGTGAGCTTTATCCCAAAAACCATATCATTCACGGTCAACCTCTTTCTTTTTATTCAACACTTCGAGCGCTGCGGATTCCATTACCAGTAGATCCTCTAATAGGGCTTTTCGCTTTGATTTTTTTAAACCGAAAATTGCAAACTGAGTAGCGACCGCCACATCATCAAGCCGGATGCGCGAGCCATCGAACTGGTTAAAAACCCACCGCCGCGCAAGCCGCACAAACCAGTTGTAAGAATCAAGGTTCTCTTCCCATAGCTCAAAAACAACCTCCTCATCTTCTTCCACCTCAGCCGCCCGAGGTGGCATTGAAAGGCCAGCCAGCGCCAAATCACTCGCCACCTCATCCACATCTGATGCGCTATCCAGCGACCCTTTGCCGGATGCCCACCAGCGAGCGGCATCTGCTAGTTTTTTCTTGCAGCCTTCCGCCCGTTTTGAACATCAAAAAATGCCCCAACAAACGCGCCCAGTTGATTCACACAATCCAGAGAATCTGCCAGCGTTTCTTCGTTGAACTCAATCGGCTGATTATTTTCATCAACTTTTCCATTGATGCTTTTTACAACTTCACGCATTAACGCTTTGTTGTAATTCTCTTCCGTCTCCTGAGCCGTTTTAATAATGTCATCCACCTCGCTTTGCAATAGCACTTCAAAATCCACAAGAATTTCATCTTTGCGAATTTTTCCGCCATCGAGCGAGGTCGGCACGACAACAGGCCAACCTTTAATAATTTTGCGTTCTTTGCTGCTACTAACGATTAACGACATAATCAACTCCTTTTAAATTAAATAAAGAAAGACCCGGTTTAACGGTGCTGCACCACAACACAGGGAGCGCAGTACTACTTAACAATAATCAGCGAATCATTCCCGCCCGGGGCGATTGGCAAAATGCGCAAAGTTAATCGCAGCGCAGCGGTAGAATTCTTATCTTCTGGTGTCGGGTCAGATACTGTCACCGCAGGCTCATAAAACCGCACGACATTCCCAGCGACGTTGCCATGCGTCAACATCATCGACCCTTCAATTGGCTGGCCGTTATTCGTGCCACCCAATGCATCCGCATAGAAATCATGCTCAGCTTTAAGCGGCATCTGAATAGACACACTACCTGTTGCTTTGCGATCATTAATCACCACATCCTCAACACCCACCATATCGTCGCGGTGCACAACCTGATTCCCATCATCAACCGAATAGCTGTACATATTCGTTGCGAAACCATGCAGTTTGAATCCAGAGGTGTTTTTAGAATTTACCGCCAAAGGAACTTTCCAAGGGGTATAGACCGTATTAGTTGGCATCGCCACCACATCCGAATAACCACCCCATAGCCCCGTAAATGAGAACGTAAACACCGGCACTTTAAGTGGGTCAAGCGTCCGCACCACATTGCCTCGTGTACCCAACATAGTGAATTTCAATCTATCAATATAGGCGTAGAACGTACCCGAATCGTCACCGCTATCAACAGGTGCATAAACAGTTTGAGCGTCGATGGAATAGAGCGAAGTCACATCGAAGGCAATCGCGACAGGCTCATAAAATGTAGCAATCTTGGTTGCGCCGTCATAACTCGCAATAATCGCGGTCTGACCAATGCCCGCGCCACCCGTCGCGGTGATCTCCATATTGCGATACACATCATTCACTGCGCTAGCTGCAACCGCCAACGTAATAGACCCAACCGCACCCGCCTGCGCAGTGCCCGCCACCGCGACCGCCAATACAGTTTCCGAACGCTTACACATACGCATCAGCGCCCCCCATGCCGGCGCCGTACCCGCAGCGCCTGAGCCAGCGATAGCAATATCAAACTTTAACTGCACCTCTTCGCCAACCGTCAGCTCACGCATACTGCCCAAATAGGGCTGTTCAATATTCTGCTCAACCTTCTTCATCTTCAGCGGCGTGAGGCTCATATTGCGCACCTCAACACCATTTAGAGCCGCCGACAAACCCGGGTCTATACTGTAAATTGCTTCAATGGCGACCCAAACAATCTTTTTCTTCCACGACATCGCTGGCATCATTTCACCCCTTTAACTTGTTGAACCTTGGCCACTGCTTGCGCAGAAACTTTAGCTTGTTTGGCTGGCGCAATCACTGGCGTAACATAATCCGTGCGGTGCACCAACACCTTTTCACCTGCCTCGTTAATCTCGAAACGGCCACCCATTCCCGCGTGTTCATCATTTGCCATTACTGTCTCCTGAAATATCCGGTCATGTAATCATCCATCCACCACATCACACCCTTACCAACCTGCAACAACCGACCGCTATCGTGAGTAATCAAGTCGTATTCGGGCAGCGGCTCCCAGCCGATCAGCGCCGCATCAATCGCGGCCCGCACCGCTGGCAGTTCACCCATCGGATTCGACTGTCCGCTTAATGTTTTAATGTTTCTAGCGCAAATTGCCACACTAAAACGCAGCGTTGATTTTTGCTCAATACCACCTGAAGCCAATGCATTCGGCCCAGACTTATCACTAGACGGCAACACATACGCCGCGTTGAGTAATTTCGGTGCCGTTTCAATGCCACTAAAATCAATCGAACCACCCACCGATTTCAAACCAACAACCGTCTTCAACCTTGCAATAATCGCAGCGTGTGGCATTAGCGCGACCCACGCTCAAAAACCCGACCACCAGATTGAATAAACGCACCGTTAGACACAGGTGTTGGCGCTTGATTTACATCCAGCCCCAAACTAGCGCGCCCAGCCTGCACGTCCCTCAGCCATGCGATCACATCCTTGTAACGTAATCGCACATTCTCATCACCGTTCTGCCCGTCGAGAAAATAGCGCGCAATGCTAGCCGCTTTATCAGCAAGTCCAGGCACCACGCTAGCCAAGGGCAGCACAACCCGACCAGAGATATAGCTATTAACCTCAGCGTCAGCCGCCACCAGCGCAGCACTCAGCGATGCCTCATCAACCACGCCAGCACCAAGCAAATCAGTTAGCGCCACAAGCACCGGCTCAGAGTAAAGGCGCACCATGTCGGTACGGGCGGCGTAAGTCATTACTCAGCGTCTCCGGCATCAATCTCAACTTCAACCACGATCAGCCTCGATTCGCCCTTGATCTGCTCAAGCTGCTCTTCAGACAAATCAGACACCTTGACCACCGTCACCGCAGTGCTCCAAGCCAAACCGCCACGGCGGAAGCCCTCAATAGTCGAAACCACTTTAAGAGCGGCTACCTTTTCAACCACTACCGTCGCGCCTTCATCTGCTGCTTTCTTTTCAGCTGCTGCTTTCTCAGCTGCCGCTGTTTCATCATTCTTTGCTACCGACATAACACCTCCTGCTTATTTACGTGCCCCACCGAAGTGAGGCACAAGATTAATAACTAGTCTCTTTATGCAACCGTGCCGTTAGAACCGTAAGAAAGTTGCCAGTAGCCATACAAACCAGTTGCACGAGCTTCGGCACCGAAATGAAATTCACCGCGCATGAACACTTCTTCATTTTCAGGACTGGTCTGAGAAACAAACGTTGGTTTTTTACGCATCTGAACGATGAATGGCTTTACAGATTTCTTTTGAGTGACATGCAGCATCCAGCCCGTGGCGCTACTCAATGCCGGATTAACCAGCACAGTTGCCGTGCCTTGATAGGGGTTAGGCGAGTTGTCGTCTAGCTTGTCTGCATTGCATAATTTCTTTGCAATCGCCTCCAGTGCGGGCGGCACTTCCAAGACATCAGGCACCAACCGCAAAGGCATGCCTTCTTCATCTTTAAAACTCATGATGGCGATTCGTGCGGCACCATAACTAGCCGCAGCCGTTGCGGCAGTTGCGCTTGACAACTGTTTGACACCCTTATTGCTCACACTGACACCTGCTACGGGGTGATCAACGTCATAATAAAACTGACCGTCAATACACGTCGCCGAAAAGGCGTTGTTTTTTAAGTCATCAACAATAATGTCATGCAGCTCGGCTGCGGCTTCCCCCGCCTGAGTGGCTTGCGTGTTATAAATGCCCAAACGGTCATCGTCGATATGATTACGACGCACACTGATGGTCGTTTCAAAATCCTCATTTTTTTTGTAATAGATTCCAGCCACAATGTTTTTAATAACCTTGTCGCCAACCCACTTACGCCATTTCGGAAAACGCCCGAGCCACGCATAGTCTTCGCCTTCAGCATCAGACGGCACCTCCATTGCGGTTAGCTGCCAGTTACCCGGCTCCGCTTTTAGAGCGTTGTGAAAAAGCGTTTTCAGCCCAGTAAAAATACTGGCCAACGATTCCTTGTTTACTAACATACCTACCCCCTCAAAAAATTAACAAATACCGTGACTGGATTACTCCACCCAAACACCGTCGGCCTCAATGCCGATCACCACGCCAGCAGCAGAGCGCGTGTTCACCCCGTTAGTGCCTGCCACAGTCTGATCATCGACGATGTAACAAGGCTTACCCAAGCCCGCCTGAGTCACCAAGTCAGCGCCGAGATTCGCAAATTTAAACGCCTCTTTACGCCTCACCAGCACAGCCTTCGCACCATCACCACCCAGAGAGTTGTCCATAAACTCTTCAGCACGACCAAGGTAAGTCAACGTTGTCGCCACCGCACCCGGCGTAGCAAAACCTGTCGCGCTTGCCGCGACCAACGACCCAGCAAAAACCTTCTTCGCAGCAGCAACAGGTACTGAGATCAGCACGCCTGCCTGTCTAGGTGTATTTCTATCCGCAACCAATGTAGCCATATTTATCTCCCATCAAATCTATTAAATTGCGCTATGCCGACGTCGCCAAATTGGCCGCATAATCCTTAGGGTCAACACTCAACGCCTTGCAAGTCGCCATCTGCAAATCACTCAAACTCTCTGCGTTTACGCCATCCACTGGCGGCTTGCCATCCGTTTGACTTGATGTCAGCGCAGCAATCGCCGGTGCCGACTTAACGTATTCACGTAGTTGCGCAATGTTCGACATGCCTAAATCCGTTGCCCATTTTTCCTGAGCGGGCAGCAACTGGGTGCTCTTTAACGCGGCAGTTACGATCTCACCAACCTCACGCCCAGTTGAACTAGCTTTCAAAGCAGCCAGCTCCACCTGCATCGCCTGCATCGCATTCACTGGCGCGAACTGTGACGGATCAGGCACCGCCGCTTTTAACGCCGCCACCTGCGAGCCAAGCGAATCCACCAACCCAACCACACTAAAACCAGCCGCCGCCACCGCCTCGGGTGCAGACGCTTTAATTGCCGTCACCGCTTTTTGCAATTCGGCCAGCACCTCTTCTTTCGGCGCCAACGTTGGCAAGTTAAGCATCCAGCGCAGACTGTCCAAAAACTCGTCGATATCCATACTTAAATCCTCCTGTGAAATTGATTCATCCAACAAAAAACTAGCCGCCGCACGGCACAACACATCGTCCATGCCGTCGATACATGCGTTGTTTGTGAGTGCCGCAGAAATAATGCCTTTGACTCGGCCCGTACCCTTTTCGTAAAGGATCACTGGTGAGATGTACTTATATTCGTCGTTGTCGATATAGCCCTGCGCACGAGCAGTCCAGCGCGACTTTGCAAACAGGCCCACACCTTCCTCCCAGCGCAGCGCCGCACCAGAAAACCAGCCCGCTGCAGGCGCAGGCTGGCCATTCTTGTCGGTATGCAGTGTTTGATGCTCGTAGTCGATCACAATATCGTTCTGGCGCGCTGAACAGAACGCCATCACATCCGCCGCCCCCTGAGCGTCCATCACCCAGCTCGGCGCGTCTTTTGGGCGACCATCTACGCCGCGAAAATCACCGCTCGGAACCAGCTGTATTTCACCCGCCGTGTTGATAGCCACAGAACAAGCAGCAACGCCAAAGCGTAGCGGTGTGGGTTTAGGTGTTTTTGGGGGGGTGTTCGATGCCATGTCGCCATTGTGGCGCGATGGTCATTCGCGGGCGATACTGAAAGGTTTCAGAGCTAAAGGAGGGGTGTGGTTTGGGGATTTTATGACCACGTATTACATAGAGTCTAACCCAACAATCAATGCGATTTCAAAAAAGTGCCGGCAGTTAGATCAAATGTTAGAGGTCATACACTTTAAGTGTTGCACTAAGCGCCGGCCAAAAACTCAGGCCACCGTTTTGCAAAACCTCAACATTCTCACCAATGAGTTGGCTGCGCTGCACACCAACCTCTAAACCAGCATTCGAGCGCTCAGCCAATGGCGTGGTTGGCTCTGTCGGATTGCTCATGTAGTTCCCCGATACAAATAAGATAAATCAGTTGTCAATAACCACGAACTTCTTGCCTGTATTTTTCTCTCGCCCATTCCGCCGTCGGCTTCCGCAAGAAACTCATCATATTGGTGGCCGCTTTAGCTTTAAGCATCCTTTCTTCCCTTGTTGACTCAGGCGCTTGGTTGGAACACACAATTGCAATCTTATCCAGCTCCCACCATATTAAATTTTCATGTTCAGTTTTTTTACGCTCTTCGATTTCTTGCGAATGCATTACCATTTTCACCTCCAATCTTGCACCTAAACAATACCCAAATCCGAAACACCCCAACACAACCCCCACCAACCCCGTTAGACCCCCGTTAAAAACGCGCCGCATTGCTTTTGGCTACACAGGCAACCAACTTGCACACCAAAACGGCACAGCGGTGCTTATTGGCCGCTCTCACTTTCACCCTTCCAAGCCCTTAAGCAGCTCACCGTTAATTACCTCGACAATATCCCGCTCTTCATCCGCGTAAAGCATGCCATTTGCCATCACAGGCATAAACGGCCGCCCAGGTATATCACCCCACAAATTAGGAAACTCCGCTTTAGCACCGCCAAAGTTTTGCATCGCGGCCTGAATCTGATTGCTACCGATCGTTACGCTATCGCCGTTTACGCTGTAATCAATCTGCCGCGCAAGGTCGCCAGATTCACCCTGCAATGGGCGCTTACCCATCGCGGTGGCTTTACCGCGTGAGGTAATCTTGCCTGTCTTTTTACTGAACCCGCCTTTGCCGTAGATGTAACGCTCGATGGTGCTTTGCGCATTCGCCTGCCAACGCGTGCCATCCGGTGCGGTCATCGTCTGAAAGCGCTGCTTAATGCGCGCAGTCTCATGTTCGCCCAGCACGCGCAGTATCGGCCCCGTATCTTGCCCCATCTGGATCATGCGGTTAAACACCGCCTGCCCCCCTGTATCTTTAACCTCAATGACAAAATGCATAGCTTTACCCTATAATGGATACATAACTGGTTCGTTATCGATTCGATAGACGTATAGGTCGGGGGGTGTGAAAGCACTGCATCGGCTCCCAGTTCCTCTACTTGGCCGTTTTAATTGCCAACGTAACTAAAGCAAGACTGCGATTGTGCTTTCCCTGTCTTAACTCAAAAATCCATCTATACACTTCCGCACCGATCTTTTTAACGATCACCAAGCGCTGGTGTCCGCCTACTACGATGCCTTCCTGTATCAGATCCGGCGCGTTGATCGCGGACAGCATCAGTTCATAATCGCCGTCAACTGGCAATCGCTGCCCCGCGCCATCGTATTGATGATGCCGTTGTATATGACGTGGTGCATCGGCTGGCAACATAACCATATAGCCCCGAGTATCAATTTTGTTAACAGCCAGCGCCGCATTAACTTCTTCAACGTTCTCAACAAAACCAAGCCACAAAGGATCGGTACGCTGCGTATCCGCCAACACATCACGCGCAAACGCAGCGGCGCTCTGATCAGCATTAACGTATCGGTTAACATCTCTCGATAGCGCCTTGCTGATCGCAGGCGGGTAGATAATTAGCTTGTCCTGCACCATCTGACGCAACGAAGTATCGGCATTCGCCCCTGGCGCATAATCAAAACCCTTATCGATCCCGGCGGGTGCGCCCGTTTTAGGGTCGAGCAGCTCCCAGCCCGCAGGCGGCACACCTTTACCCGCCAGCAACGCTGCCGCATACGCTTTAGCGTCTACCGCAATAATGTAGCAATGACACAGCCAGCCGTTAGGGGCAAAGTGCGTCAGCCAAAACACATGATCGTAGGGCAGGGTGATGCCGTCCCACAGCACATGCATCGGTCGAGGGTGCGCCACACCATCCGCATGCTTGTACTGCCAGAACGGCCGCAACTTGAGCAAGTCAGGGTGAGTAAGTTGCTTCCAACGCCCAGCCGCGTAACTAGTCGCCATATTGGTCGAGTAAATAATGCGCGTGCGCCATGCCCAGCCCGCCTTGCTACCTTCCCCCGTCCAACCCGACCAGCCGTGCTTGAGCACAATATCCTTAAACTCTTTGCGAAAAGCTTGCAGCCCTTTGCCGTCTGCCATGCGCTTTTGCACCGCACCGCGCAGATCGTTGAGCAGATCCGCCTTAGCTGCACCAGCCACCATAAAGGCGCGATCATGCGCCGAGCGCATAATGTCATCCCAGCGCTCAGTGGGTAGATTCAGCTTCTTCAGGAAAAATGCCAGTTGCTCTTCAAAGGGCGTGCCAAACCCAAACGCCGCGCCCTGCTTATCTGCCATCACTCACATCCGCAATGCCCCGCAGCGCAGCCAACGCAAAGCCCGCCGCCATGATGCGCGTCAGCTCATCAGTTTCCAGTGAGCCGTAAGCCTCAGTTAACTGCTGCTCCAACGCTGCCATACTCGTAGCGCTATCCACTATATTTTTAACGCTACCGATCACCACGTCCCAATGCGCAGCCGTCGCAGCGGCCAGCGCATCCTCTTCAGCAGCAGTCGGATTGCCACTAGGCGCATCTACAACTGCCGAGAGCGCCGCCGTTGATGTCGCGGCAGCCGCTGAAGTTGATGAAGCAGACGGCGGAGCGGGTGCCGCCACAGTCAGCAGCTCATCACTATCTTCCGGCTCAGGTATCCCGGCGCGTTCATGCGCCCACTTACGTGTAATCCGCATGCCAGACCCAACCAGCTTAGGAAGCGCCTCAGCCAAAACAGTTAAGTCTTCGGTGTCGTCAAAAATAAACTTAAACTTTGGCAAGCGGCGGCGATCCTGCACGCCGCCCTTGTTCAGGTAGAGCAAAGGGAATACCAGGTCACGCGTAAACGTGCCGCCCAACTGTCGCGCATCTGACACCATCAAATCGTGGCGCACCTCGTTGTGCACGTTCCCCAGCGCATTGGTGCTGGTTTTGCCATCCGCTTGACTGGTCAGCGTGCCGCCCAATATCGCCTTGCTTGCACTCTTTTCACACCAATCAATCATCGCCATAAACGGGTCGGGCGAACCTTTCGCGGCCTCGATAAACTCGATAGCCATACCTTCCGGGATAATGCCCGCAGCATTGTGCCCAATGCTCATCACGGCGCGCATTAATGTTGCCTTCTCTTCGTCGTCAGCGTTGATGGTATATTTGCCGAGGCGTAGCGGTAGACCATATATTTCTAGAAATTCAGCCAAATCGCCCACTGAGTAATTTTTAAACAAGTATGGCCATACCAGCACGCGAAACAGGCCCGCGCGTGAAAGGTATCCGCTCTTTGCCTTATGCACATGTGTGAGCCAGCCAAACGGCTGCAATGCTTGCCCGTCTTGAGACATGTCCCGCAAGCGTATCTCGGTACGCGTAGCGACATCAGTTTGAAACCAGCTCTGCGGCCGATGGTTAAACTGTTTGGGTACCCATTCCTTGCCGTACAATTCCCACTCGATTTCTTGGCATGAAAAGCCGTGGCCGATGCCGTCTAGCGCATCCAAAATCACATCTTCAAAATTGGGAATGTCTTCAATGGCCTCTTTGATATATGCAGCCGACTTCCGCTCGGCAGCACTGGCATTGCGCGGCGGTACGATATCCCACTTCTCTGTCAGCAACGCACGCTTACGCTTACTCATCTCGGCGTGAATATGCGCATCCTTTTCTTCCATGTCCTCAAATAGATTGTGCTGCTCGGCAATGTTACCCATCTCGGCCTGTTGCAAAATATTTGCCAGTCGAGATGGGGTTAAGCCACGGCTGGGGTGTGTCGCAAATTCACGGTGCAATTGCGCAAGCCTAGAGGTCTGCTGCGTTTTAAGCGCTTCGCTTTTGATTGGTTTTCCGTTCACATCAACTATGTCTACCATCCTTTTCTCCCCGTATCGCTTGCATCGCGCCCGCTTGGCGCGCGCTGATATTCAATTTTTCCGCTGCGTGTTGTCGCCATCATCCATAAAATGTGTAGCGCACTTAGGCCGTCGTAGTGGTGGCTAGATTGTTTCTCTGGCCAGCTATCTAGCTCAGCCAGCAGCAAGGTCAAGACAGGGCTAAATAAAATGCGCGGATCAAATGCATCGGTAATGTATGGCTCCAGCGACTCGATGCGCACTTCCATATCCACCGTGGCCGTCACCGCAACCAAAGGCAGCGGCACACTTTTGGCCAGCCCAGCGCTAATGAACGTCTGGCGCATATGTTCATAGGCATTGTTATTCTCAAAGCCAATAGCCCTGCATTTGTATTCGCGCTGAAAGTCGATCAAATCGGCCTCCAGCTTGCTTGGTACTCGGCGTTTAATCGAAGCTTCAATTACGTGTAATTTCTTCCTGTCTCGATCCCATCCACCTGCAATCAATGCCGATGGGTCAGATTTCTCGCCTTTGCCCATAGACGGATCGCAAGCGCCAAACATGATCCAGCTATTCGAACGAGATATAAAAAACCGCACAGGTGTAAACACCTTATCTTCATCACTACGCGGGTCGCCCTGCATTTCCGTAGCAAACGCCCGTGCGTTCTTAGCACGCTGGCGCATCAGCCAAAACAGCGACCTCACACCGGGCCACGATATTTCCGCGCCTGCTTCCATCTCATCTTGGTGTGTCTGATAAAACAAGAAAGAGGGCAATTGGTTTTCTTCGAGTACTTCGCCGCGTTCATTAGCGGCTTCCTCTGCGGGTTTGTCCTGGTTAAGCATCAGCGCTTGGCATTCTTCCCACATATCCATGCGCGACGGCAGCTCAATCAATGCACGGAAGTGATGCACCAAGTGACCTATCGCAGCCTTGGCGCGGCTGATCGGGTCATTTTTGTTAAGTACCGTACCGACACCTACAAATTTAACGGTGCCGTCAGGTGGGCCGAGGAAGTCCACGGCCTTTTCCAACCAGTCCCAGCGGTTATTGCACTCGGTGGGGCTTTTGGCTTCTTTATCGGTAATGAGGTCATCGCCGAGTAACAGCTTAGGGCGTGATGAACCGTGGAACGTGCCGCGAATCGCTTGCTCAGCGCCGAAGCTCTCGATCTTGACCCCGCTTTTCGTGGTGAATTCACCAATCTTCCAGTTTTTAGTAGTGCCGCATGCTTCAGGAAAATCAAGCGCCAGCGCGGCGTTAACCGTCAGCTCAACTTTAACGACCTCAAGCAGTTTGGTCGGCAGCTTAGTTTCTGCCCCGAGCAGTGTGATGTAGTCGATGTAATACGGCGCTTCTCCCTCCCAGCCAATCTCTGCACGAATAGCAGGCCGTTGCAGCAAAGCGCGCACCGCACACCAGACAGGGCCGACCTTGGTCGCCAGCGATGACTTGGCCTCGCCACGCGGCGCAACCCACCATTCTTTAGCGCCCGTTGGCTTATCCAGCAGCATCGGGAAGCGTTTAAAAAAGTGCTCGTGAAACTGTGACGCAGGCGGGCGGATGTGGTGCGACATATAGGTGTAGCAAAAGAACTCAAAGTCACCATCCAACAGCACGCGCTTACGCCGCGCCAGTCGCGCTGCAGGCGACGGATCAAGCCCAACCTGTTTGGCCTCGATTTCCGCACGCAACCCTTGAGCTAGCTCGGCGATTTCTTTGAGGAAGTCTTTTTCTAAATTGCTAGCCATTAGCCTTTTCCATATCCTTATCAAGCATGGCGGAAAAATCCTTTGTAGCCTGAGTCGCTAACTTGATATACGCCTCAACGATTTCACGATCTTTGGCTACCTGCAATGACAGCCAATAATCATAAAAGTCGTCCATCCCTTTGACGTTTTTTGCCATTCCTCGCGCCATAAGGGCATGAGCGACAATATTCAACGCGTATTCAGTAGCCCCTGATAATTTAGCCATTTGCCGCTCCCTGTTCTTCGCCTATTGCTGCCTGCACCTGCTTCAACCAACGCGCAGCGCATGCTGGGCAGCAGCTCAACAACGCATCCATATCGTCTGAAGTAAAAACAATCGCGTCGGGGCGCTCCCCACGAAAACTCACATTACAAACCTTTTCGTATGGTTTGATCGGGCGCATCTCGTTATATTTCAACCACATTAAATCAGCCATACGCCCTCGCTAATTCCTCACCAAACGGTGCCAAAATGTCCGCAAATACCGCTGTATGCTGCGGGAAGCTCAACCGTATAAACTCTGCCTGCCGCTTCATCACGTCCGTGGCCACCGCCAGCTTGTTTGTCTCTGGCATCAGTTTGCCAAATGCCGCCATTAACTTATTGAGTGAGTCTGAGAGGCTGGCAAGCGCTTTAACCTTCTCAATCGGGGCCATCTCTGTATTGGTCTGCAATGCTTCAATGGTTGACTGCGTCTGCTGTACCGCCACCGCCAGTGTTTGTCGCATCACATCCTCAACACAGCCACCCGCAAGCATCTGCGCACCACGTGCCTTGTCCCAGTCATCGCCTAGTGTTTTGCCGTCACGTTTCCAGTTACGCGCCGTGGCGTAAGGTACGCCGTGTGTCGTTGCGGCAACCTCAAGCGCGAGCTGGTCAAAAACATAAGCCGCGCGAACGGCGCGGCGGACATCATCACTGTGTGCCATTACATCCCCCCTGGCGAAGGGCGGCGCACGCCCGGTGTTTGACTGCGGCCAAAAGCCACGTCCTCGCCTCGCGCGTTGAGCCGCACCACGTCCAGCTCCAACAGTTCAATCAATGTCATCTCAGCTAGCCATGCCAGTTCAGCGGCCATTTTGTCCATGCTGGTGATATAACCTGCAAACTCGACTTGTCGGCGAAGTTCGACTGCGCTGAGCGTATAGCCCGGCGCGAAATACAGTGCCTGCAGGATAGCGAGGCGGCGTGAGGAAGCGACCTCTTCGGCATAGCTCATTATTTACCTCCGTTTAGCAGGTGGCGATGGAGGGTTTCAAGCAATGTTTTAACCCCGCCAAACGCACCAGATAGCTCACTAATGTCATTGCTGACACCGTTAATTTTTTCATGCAGACCTGACAGGTCATCATGCGTCGGGGATTTTTTAGCGTTGGCCTCAAGATAAGATATCCGTTCGTTGTAATGCGGCGCTTTCCCTTCAAGATCTTCTTCCATGCGTCGGAAGCGTTCATCCATTGCTGACTCACGTTGCTTTCTCAACTCATCTTGGGCTGCAAAGCGTGTATCCAAACTAGCCTTGAATTGCGCAGCCAGTATTTTTCCGAACACCCAAATCATGCCAGCGAAAGCAGTCAAAATCGCCGCCAGTGAACCCACCACCTGCCAAATCTCAATTTGCAACATGTCTATCCTTTTTTTCGTTAAGGCATTGGCACTCCACACAAAACTGCACCCCGGGATAAGCCTCCCGCCGCGCTTCAGGTATCTCGACCCCGCAGCATTCATCTTGGCAAAACAATGCCGATTGCTGCGTCGGTTTTGGCATGATGGCACTGGCCTGATTGCGCTCATATTCGGCAAGCTCCAACTCTTGCGCCCTATCTTCTTGACTCACGATGTCCCCTTTAAAGTCGCCAGCCGCAACCACACACCCGATGCGACTTTTGCCAAACCCGGCACTCGGGGTTTTTGCACTGGACATAACCGCCCGTCGCATTCACCACGGCCCCCAAATCCCCAAACCAATAAAGCCAGAAGGCGGAATCGGCACGCCAGATATAGGCTGAGTGATCGAACCCATGCCGCCGAAGTGAATTGACGTGATTTTAAAAACTGACTGGCGTGCTTGAAACCGTAGCGCGGGTGTACCGTTGTACAAACCCAAATACAACCCCGCGTCGCCGTCAAAATTTAGTGAAAACCAAGGATCAGGGTTTACCCGGACGTAGGTTTTAGTCACGCCCGTTTTAAAATTCAGCACGGGTGTCAATGTGTGACTATGGCCGTCGGCGGGAACTACCACCGCATCAATGACATGCTGATCAACATCAGCCTGCACAGGCGGCGGCAAATGCAACTTGCGCTTAACCACAGGCGGCAACGTCTTCACAGTCTTAGTCAACACAGGCGTATCAACCTTGGCAATCTTTGCAACTATTGGCGCGGGTTTGGCTAGCACAGCAAGCCTGATGGGAAGCGGCGCATTGTTTAGACGCACGACAGAATAAATCAGCGCCAAGGTTGCAACACTCGACCCTACTGTCCATAATTTGGATTTATCTAGCCCCATGTCGCGGCCTCCGCGACAAAATGGCAAGGCGGCAAATTTCGATCATCGGCAACGCCAAACCACAGCAACAAAGCGAGCTGTGCACCGACAATCGTCAATATAATTAACGACCATGCGCGACGGATCATTTCGTTTGACATTCGATTACCCCTCCCCACACCGCATACCTCGGTTGCCACCGAAGCAATATTTTTCTCGGGTAGTCTCGATTTTCTTTAAAAAAGGCAGGCGCACGACCTGCGTTATATGGCTCAACCTCAAGCGCAACACGAACATCTGCCCCGTTCTTTTTTGCAAGGCGCTGATCGCGCCGCACCCAGCCCGCGCCGCCGTTGTATTTCCACAAGGCCATCCACATACCGTCGCATTCGCTAGCGGCATCGGTTGACCTGTAAAGTTGGCGCATATAGATCGACTGAGCACGCAGCGCCCAGCGCGGGCTTAGAGGTGCGGCTTCACCCAGATCATGCGGATGCATCTTGCTGATCCAGTCGGCGGTTAAGGGTGTGAATTGCGTCAGTCCGCTGGCATAGATTGAACGTGCGTTTTTATTCCACGCCGACTCCTGCTGAATCTGCGCGGCCAACACTGCGATAGGCGCGTCCAGCCCCCAAACATAGCGCGCAGTGCGAATCAAATCGCGCTTGTACTTGAGCGATGCGCGAGGCACATCAGCCAGCGCCGTGCCTATCAGTAAAAGCATCAGAAACGGCACAAATACAGAGATCAGCAACGCCCAGCGGGCGGCTTTGCGGGAAAAACGCATTACAGCGCCATCCCGGTTGTGAGCATGCCACCGACCATCATGAGGGCCCTCCGTAGCAAGCACACCGCAAATACGATCTCGTAGCCTGACGCAATGGAAAAGTTGGCGGCTCCCTCACGTTTTTCGACCGTCCTCCAGCAAATGGCTGTTAAATAGCCATCTGGCCGGGCATAAGGAAATGCACGCATATCAATCCAAAAACCGGATAACGCACCCAGCATATTAAGAGAAAGCTTGTGCAGGTCACCGCCAATTAGCTCTGGCTTTAAATAGGCAATAAACGCTAGCAAAACAATGGTTAGAATTATTAGCCCAGTAAAACGAGGTAATTTAATGAGGGATTGGCGCACGTTTACTCCATTTAATGGGTTGTAAAACACAAAGGGATTCCGGGTCAGAATGCTGCCCCGGCTTTCGGTCAAGACAGCGGCCCATATGGTTCATATCGGGGTTGCTGTAGCGAACCCAGAGGCGACAAGTGCCACATGTTTTTTCTGATTTGGACATGGCGCGAGGTTACGCGCGCGCGGGGAGGGGCGATACTGAAGGGCTTCAGGGCGAAGAAAACCCCGCACTGGGCGGGGCTAGGTGGGGGCTAGTCGTAAACTATCTTATCAAACTGTATGCTCACCTGCGCTGAAAGATACGCCGCCGCATCCATCAAATCAAGTGCGATGGCCTTGCGCTCATCAACTTCGGCGGGATGCGACCCGGACATCATGCTGCTGGCCGCGATAGCGAGGGATGCCAGCACACCCGCCTTGCGCGAAATCGCCGCCATTTCTGGGTTAATGGCGCTCATGCTGCACCACCCATCATCGGAAAATAGCCGTCCCGCTTCGCCTGAAACACTACCTGCCGGATATGGTTGAGCGTGCGGCCCGTGATGGCCGAGATCACTTCCCTCGGCTGACCGTCTGACTCCATCGTTAGTATCGTATCGCGGGCTTGGCGCTTTTCGTTGATGGCGATCATCTTGCGTTCACGATCCAGCGTCTTTGCCAGCTTATCTTGCGCACGAATATGGCCGAGCCGCGCCATATCCACTCGCTCAAACAAGTTCATGATCATCGTCTGCTGGGTCTGGATCATGTCACGCAACTGCCCAACCTCACGAGCGAGGCCGAGCTGCTGCTGGGCAGGCATAGGCAGCTTGTCGCGCAGCGCGGTTTCCATCTGATTGAACGCTTCGATGTAGCGTTCTTTCCAGACCGCCGCTTGTTGACCAGTGAAACCCATGCACAGGAAGGTGAAGCCGTCGCGGGTGATTTCGTACATGGGCTGCGCCTTGTTTTGGCCGTTGTTGTAGGAGGACGGCGTAAAATTCCGCCGTCCGAACTCAGGTGAACATTCAAGGCTGCGAACAGCTTCTAAAACATCCTTATGCTGCCTGCCGAAGCGGTTGGAAATTTCTAGGGTGGTGACAAACAGACGGCCATCGGATTGATGAACGAGTTGGTTTTGCATTTTAACGCTCCTTCTTAGGGGAAACCCACAGTGGCTATGGGCGGCCAGGTGTCTAAGAACCGGCGTTAGTCGGCGGACGTATTCCCGTGCAAGCACGGTCTTTTATTAGTCGCACACCCGGCCATCGGAACGATGGACGTAAAAAAACCACAACTTTCGGGCGCGGAATCCGCTAACGCTTGGTGTTCTTAGGCACCGTGACGCGGATTTTGCGGCCTATTTGGCACTGTTGTCAAATAATAATTAAGGTGCTTGCGGGTTAAAACGGGACAAAGTTCAATGTGCCAGTCATGGTGCCGGATTTTCCGGTAGCGGTGTAGGGCGACACGCTTGAATTTTCGGTGACTGGGGTATTAACAAAAGAAATTGATCCTGAAGCTCGATTAATCGAAACTCCCCATGTGCTGCAATTCGGTAAAGATGTAAGCAGTCCATCAATACTGCAATAGGATGGCGTGGCATCTGTTCCAGCCCAAAGATTGGTTGAAGACGACCCAACATCAAAAGCCATCTTGTCACCAAAAACACTGGCGATATATTGCAGAAATATTGTATCCCCGGTTGCGCTATACCAATAGTTGTAATAGGTGGATTCAATCTCATTGCTGCCTGCTTTTAGGCTTGGGGTGCCCTCGGTGATACCTATAGCGCTTGTAAATGGTGTGGATATTGTTAGTGCGCCGCTTCCGCCAGCAACATATGAGCAAGAAGACGCTACGTTTTTCTCATATTGGGATAATAGCCTTACCCCAGCCGGAATGTAGTAGGGTGACAATGCACCTTGCGCCATAAAATCTAAATAACCGGAAATGCTTAAATTCATACCGTCCAATAGTAGTTTTTTTGAATTGCTTAAACATGCAGGGGCAGTAAGCACGGTCGCATCTTGTTTTATAGTTTGCATACCAGAAATCGGCGTAGCAAGCGAGATACGCGGAGTGCTTTTGGCGAGAGTCAATGCATCTTTCCATTTTGTATAAACCACACCAAACGATGCGATTGCCTCTGCATTAACTACAGCGGCAGAAGAGATGTGGGCCGGCGTTGTTGAAGCGGCAGTAGAGCCACCACCACCGCCGCATCCTGAAAGCCCCGTCACCATCATCATTACGACTAATATTATATTTTTCATAATTCTCTCCCCTCGAAATCCCACACCTTAAAACAACCCAGCCTGCCTGTCACGCTTGTTCCGCAGCCTCGAAGGCCAGCACGCCCTTGGCGGTGATGCGGTAGCCCGGATTGCGCGCTTCGATGTAGCCCTGTTCCTTGAGGATTTCCAGCGGGAATGCGGGTTCAGCGACCAGCCCGCGCAGTTCGTGTTCGACTTTCCAGCCCTTGCTCGGGTAGGCTTCGCGCGCTTCGTAAAGCGCTTGCAGCAGGATGGCGCGGTTTTTGGCGTTTTCGTTCATGGTGTTTCTCCTTTAAAAAAATGATTGTTGCCTGTCATCCATATCCGTTTTGCCGAGGATGTTCCATATCTGTCTATCGCTCAATTGATAGCGCTGCACCAGTTCATCGACCTTTGTGCCGTCGCTGTAGTCGCTCACAATATTGATGTTGCGCTTTTTGCGCAGCCAACGGTCGCACTTGGCTACATACAGCCAGCTGCCGCCTTTTTCCTTGGCTAGCATTGTTAGTTTTTCCAGCCCGATGCACTGCGCCATTGGGTGGTCTTTGTTGACATTGCGTAGCGCGGGGATGCGCGGTGTTTGTCCGCCGTAGCATGCGACGAGTTTCAGCGCGTCCGCTTCGCCGATGATGCTGATGATGTCGAGCAAGACGGTTAAGGTGGACGCGGTCACATCTTTAACCATTGCGGCTTTCTTTGTTCTTGCGGGTGTGTTCTAGTGCGCCAACGAGGAGTAGCAGCTGTACGGTATCCATCATTTCTAATTTTCGTTCTACGCCGCTCTGGCGCTTGGCTGCGCCTTCAGCGTAGGCCTTTCCCACTCGCAGGCTTTTGCACACCATGCAGACCTTGCGCAGCAGTGGCTGGCGATTTTTGACCGCATTGTCGATAAACGCCCATTCGTTTGGCTTGGGCATAACCTTAAATCCACAGCTCTTGAGGTGATCTAGTACGGCTTTGCGTCCGGCTGCATCCAGCTGTGTGCTGCTCTTCACCCGCGCTACTTTAAACAACATGGCGCGGTAGGTGGTTTCATCCATGCCAAGCTGCTTTTGCGCGATCTTGATCAGCTGAATTTCGCGGCGTTTGATGTCGGTTATTCTGCTCATGCCGCCACCCCTCTCAAAATCTGTTTAAGAAGCCCACGCCGCCGCCATTTTTCCCAGTGCTGGCAGCCACGTCGCATAACAATAGATTGGCTGGCATGGCCTCTAACGGACATTTCAGCGCCTCGGCGCTTATGCGATGCCAGCATCGCGGTTCGCATCCACATTTGTTTAGTTTTCCGCATGGTCGTCATCTCCTTGTTCATATTCGATCAGCCCCGCAGCCCACAGCAAGCCTAAGATACTAAGTGGTGCCAAGATAAGTGCCAAGCCGATAAAGATAGGGGTAATCATGTCAGGACTTCGCCACGTCTAGAGGGATAGGTAACCACTGATCGCTCTCCCCAACGCGCTCAAAAATGCGGATGTAGGCTTTGCTGCTCACGACTTGCACCGCGTCACTGATGGCTTGCATGGCGTTAAGCCACTTGGTGTCTTTAATGTCTAGTGCGCGCAGTCCAAACACTCGGCTGATGCTGATATTGCCTTCCTTGTCGACCTGAAATGCGCCGTTGACCAGCACACGGATATTGTCATTTGCGCCTTCGCTCCAAGTGTGGATGCATTCGTCAATTAGTGCTTTGGCGGCTTGCAGCTGCTCTCCGAAGGTGATTTGCTCGGATATAGCACGTTGTATTTTGTAACGGCCGTCAAAAGACATCAGCGTGACATTTCCTTTACTGCCGCCGATCCTCGCGCCATATTGCTCAGCAGACATTTCGATGAATGCCTGTATATCGGCAAACGTGCGAAGCTTGAATGCGGCTATGTCACCCGAGAGCGGCTTGGCTCGCTCAACGATTTCTTTCACTAAATCATCTCTGGCGATATCAATTGGCTTGATTTTTCCTATGGGAACATACGAGCCGTCGTGCTTTAGACGTAAATTTTCCGGTACAGCTTGGGATTCTGCGTGCATTTTTATCTCCTTCTTTAAATTGCTAAGTGAAGCTGCCCAATCAGATCGGCCAGCGGGGTTTGGCGCAGACGCGCTTCGAGTTTGAGGCTATGCATGGCGCGGTTGTGTAGGAGGGCGCAGGTTTCCTCAAGCTCCTCGGTTGTGGCGGCAATGTAATAGCCGTGAGCGGGGGTTCCGCAGACCGCTTGCCCTTCGTCGCGCAGCGCGCTGATGTCATGACGCACTTGCCTCCTAAAATTTTTTTCTGTTTTCCCAGAAATCTTTAAATTCGCAGTAGCTAGGGCCAAGTTTTTTGGGTGAAGTCACGACCGCTACGTGGGTCAACTTTCGCGCGGCTTTCTCTGCGGCTCTTCGGGTCATCTTTCCGCAGTACTCCATAATCGCTGCGCGCTCTTCGTATTCGTATTCGTCTTCCATTCATCAACACTTCGCCTTATATCGCCAGCCTTTGTTGACCCGCGGCCTCAAGTTGTCCTGGTGTCGCAGGCAATACGACATCTTCATCGAGACAGCAGTAGCGCGCTTCGTCTTCATCGTCGTACTCATTTCCGCACTCGCTGCATTTCCATAGATCAACCTCTACTGCCTTTGGTGCGCAACACATCACCGCAGAGTCTTCATCGCTATACAGTTCACCGCAATCTCCACACTTGAAACCTGTTGTGCGTACCGGATTCATTGCACGCTCCCTTCAATCCAGCGCACTTCACAATCAAAGCGATACACATAGCTGTAGCGCAGCTCACGCCCACCAGTGCGCTCATACGCGCTCACAATGCCTTCAAACTTTTTACACAAATGGCTCTTGTTGATGTTGATCCGTGCTCCGGTGCTGCCTTTTTCAACATTGATCACGGCCAGCCCTTGAGATTTAAGCCACTGCACACATTCATGTGCTTGCTCGGCCAATAAAAAACGTTCTGCTTTTCTGCCTGATTCAACGAGTGATAAATTACACATTGCTGTCTCCTTTATGAACGCAGCTTTTACACGCACGCCAGTGGCGCATTGCTTGCGGGCTGCTGGTTGGTACCGAGCTGGTGGAAAAATACCGGCACTCGGCATGGGTTATCTCAACGTCTGTATGTGGGCAGGTGATACGGGCATAGGTATCCAGCACATTGGCTGCAACCTTGTCTGTCTTGGCCGGATACTTTCCTGCTAATACCAGTGATATTGTGGTGTGGTTGTTATAGCCAAGATTTGCCGCAACTTCCGTCTTGCTGGTCTTTACGACCTCTTCTTTGAGGATGGTGAGCCAGTCTTTCATGCGTCCTCTCCTTTGCTGATATCGTGTTCTTCGTTGGTGTTACGGTCGAACACGGTTTGTCTTTCAGCGCGCCAGACTGGAGCTAATCGGCCAGTGTCTTTTTCATCCAACAACCACCAGCGCTTAAACCCGTTGCTGGTAACGGCTGATCCCGCTTCACGTTTCGGCATTTCAATCAGGTATCCCGCCTTAAACAAGGCGCGAATGTATTTCTGTACATTGCTGGTGATATTCCCGCGCTCTGTTCCCTCAACTACCAACTCAACGATGTCGGGTATGGAAAATTTACGACGAATCCGAATCGCATGCCAGACACGGATGCGCAGACTATTTTTCACAATACGTTTGCCGTGTTTACGTGCGCCCCTTGGGCCAGAACATACCTTTGCACCAGATTTAAGTGCTTCGATTCCCGCGCTGGTGAGCGTGTGGCAACCTTGCCCAGTTTTTTCCAGTAGATGGTTACGGCGCAGCGTGAGGGTAGCTTTCTCGACCTGCTGTGGCGTAAGGCCAGTCAGCTCAACTAAGCGCGTTTCAGTGACGCACTCGCGCATGCCAGAGTCGCGAATTGCCTTTAATAATTGTTGAGCTGTCCAAACCATTTAACGGGCCTCCGTAAACATTGGCTTGAGCCAATTGCAATAGGTAATCACTGCATCAACCGCTTCTCTTCCGCTTTCCGCTTCAGGCACACCAGGAACAAATAAAATCTTTCCGTCATAGGAATGACGTGCGGTTGTAGTAATTGTTTTTCGAAGCCGCGTGGCTGGTGCTGATGCGATTTCCAATGCACCCTCTGGAGTCGATCTACCGAACTCAATATTTCCTTCTGCCCAACAAAATGCTTTCATCTCATCCCCCCTCTAGTCGCAGCCACAACACGCGGGCGGCGCGCCTGCCAATCATGCGTAAGCACTTGTCCTGCCATGTCTTGCAGGCAGACTTCCAGATTGCTGTTGCGCTTGGCTGTCTGCTCAACGGTAGCGATCGCATTCATTATTTCCCGCACCCGTCCACCAGATTGCTTGTGTATCTCGGCGACCAGATCAGGCGCGATGCTCACCTCTGCGAGCTGCTTGCAAAACTCGGCAACGTCTTCCATCGGGGTAGGGAGGAACTCAACCACTTTGGCGATGCGGCTGCTTATCTGTGCGTGGCGTGCGATCTTGGCTTGTACTTGATCCATGCCAACCAATATCACGATCACCTCGGTTAAGTCGGAAAGGTCGCGGATGGCTTCAAGTACTTGCGCACCATCACGCAAACAGTGTTCAACTTCGTCAATCACTAGCGGTATTTGTTGCCCACCAAGCACACCAGCAATGCGCCCAAAAATATCCTTGGCGCGTCCGCGTGAGTCCAGTTTCAACGTCTCGGCCAGCTCGGTCATAAAGTAGCGCGGTGTCCATTCGACTTTGGCTCGCAAGTAAGCCGCACCGTTAGCGACAGCCCAATGGTCAACTGTTTGGCTTTTGCCATAGCCAGCGGGCGCGGTGACAAGCATTAAGCTGGCCTCCGATGCACCACGTGTCTCGACCGCTGAAATGCCAGTACGAAATCGCTCGTAATTCTTAATGTTTTTGACGAAGATTCTTTTCACTTCTATACTCCCTCTTGTGGTTACTTCTAGTTGCTACTGCTGCATCGGCTGCCCATAGTTCGGGCTATAGGGCAGCCTCCAAATCATCTCCAAACAAATCCTCCCACTCGCCTGTGTTGCAATACCAATCAAGCCATGTATTGTCTTGATCTGTTACTTGGCTAGGGTTAGTCCTGAGCCAACGGAACTTGGCTGAATCGGTAGTAAATACGGGCCGCTTAACGGGCAGGTACGCTGCGTTATCAGGTAGCGGTTCGGCTTGAATCGTTGGCACGCCAACTGCTACTTCACTCACGCGTTCGCTGATCGGCATTTCCTTAAAACTAAACTCAGGCACGTGAACACTTTGCTGATGCTCAATCACCAGCGGTGGGTTAAGTTCGGCTTCTGCCTCTTCGATATGTGCCGCTGCGCGCTTAATCCGGCCTTCGGCGCGTTTGCGGTTTGCTACGTCAATCTGCGATTGTGGGAAGTAGGCTTTTTTATTGGCTTCGAATTCAGCGATGCAGATCAAACGGCCTTTCATGTCGCGCACCCAAACCTTTGTGCCGTCGTGTATGTCGTAGCCGATGCGGACTTGTTCGCCGTGGTAATGCTCCAGATCACGATTGAAATAAGTATTGCCAAACAGGCTCACTTCGGCACGGTGTGTCTTGCCGATCTTGTATGGGCGGAAAAGGTCATCAGCTTCGCCAGGCTTGAGCATCTCCGCTTCCCAGCCGTCTGTTATGGCGGCTGACCATGCTTCGTTTGGTGAGGGGTGGCGACGCTTTCGAGTAATTGGGTCAGCGATCTTGCCTAGGCCGCGATGTGGGCGATTGTTGTAGTCTTCAACTTGTTTCTCACACCATTCTAAAAACTCAGGAAACTGCATTAGTAGGCGTGACGTGCCTACTGTATTGAGGAGTGTTGATATTGTCCAATAAAAACAAATTGTTAACTAAAGTGCGAAACAAGGATGCAGTTCGCACTTTCATTTCGCACTTGATCACCGAAAGCGCGAAATGAATTCAATCGCCAAACGATTGCGATGTATTCGCGAAAATATGGGTATTAGCCAAACGAATGCAGCGTCCAAATTTGGAATACCGGCTAGCACCTATCGAAAATATGAAAGCGGGCCAAGCGAACCCGGGTCTGATGCACTTGCAGGGATTGCGCGTTTAGGCATCAGCATTAATTGGGTTCTAACAGGTGAGGGTTCGATGTTATTGGACGAACTTAAACCGCTTGTCGACGATCACAATAAGTCCGCCTCTGGAATACATATGGCGCTTGGCGTAAGCGAGCCAACAACGGAACTAGCACAAGCCCCACACGGGTTTGTGCTGGTTCCTCGCTACGACGTAGCCGCTAGTATGGGGAATGGCTCTGTGATACATAGCGAGCAGATCGTTGATCACCTAGCCTTTCGTGAAGAGTGGGTGCGCACTGAACTCGGTGCCAATCCAAAAAACTTGCTTTTAATCAGCGCTATTGGAGACTCGATGGAGCCGACCTTACGTGCCGGAGACCTGCTATTGATTGATTGTAATGGGGTGGGTGTCAAACAAGATGCGATCTACGCCTTTGCCACTAATGGTGAGCTGAGAGTAAAGCGTATGCAGCTAAAGCTAGATGGAAGTGTAGTCGTTAAAAGTGATAATCAGCAGTACGAACCTGAGACCCTGTCAGCTGACAATGCCGTTTTGCTGCACATAATTGGTCGAGTGGTGTGGTCTGGACGGCGTATGTAATTACGAATTTTTAAATTATGCGTACTTTGTGCCAAATAATGCGCATATTTGGTTAATCTGTGTTTATTTTTATGCAAATTTAACGTGTGTATTTATTTGGTTAAAATATGCTGTATTCCGCATACCTATCCCGTTTCCTCCCGTTTTAATGTGCTTCCTCCCATGTGCCAAATCAAACACTCCCCCACATTAAGCTTAATTAGACTGCACTTCACGCAACCAGCAATCCGCGAACACAAAACCATCCCGCGTAACAACCTCACCCATTTCTATATCTAAAGCATGGTCGAACATGGGACCGTCGAAGACAAAAGTG